ACGCCGCCGCATCGGTGCGGGAAATCAAATTATTGTATGCCAATGGAGTGCTCCTTTAGTTATCTGCCGGCTCGCAAGCGGGCGTTCATATCGTTGGAGAGAGCGTTTTGGCCGTTCCCGGCCGCCGCCCCGTCGATTGAACTTGTCGCTATTCCAAGCAGCTCTGGAGTCTCTACTTTGGCTCGCGCGTGTAGGTCTTTAAGGTTGGTGACTTTACCGTCATCATCAAAGGCGAAATCGTCTTTGAAGTAGCGGCAAAATGCTCTGACATTGCGGATGTTCGCGGCGTTGCGCTTGTCGGCAATGAAATCCTCAACCTGGTCGCGGGCCTGGTAGAAACGGAGATCGCGCAGTTGCGTCTCTGTCCGTTGCTGCAATTCTTCCACGCTTGGCTGTCCTTCCTTCTCGCCTGATACTTCTTTGGCGATCTGCTTGCGGAGTTGCGGGATCTTCTTTTCGAGTGCCGCTGTTACCGCCTGCTTGAATTCCTGCGTTTGCGTGATGTCTGTTTGCGCCTCCGGTTTGAGAGCTGGAGTAGGCTCGCCCGCACCGCTACCCGGCGTGTTTTTACCGTCACCGCCTGACGTTCCATCGGGTTTCGGACTCGGTTGTGGATTCGGATTTGGTTCGTCTGCCATGCTCGGAACCCTACACTACTTTTTCTTTTTAAGTTTTTGCGTGATCTTTATTCCTGCGTGACGGCGTATCTGCCCGGTCGCGCGGCGGTCTACAAACACCCTGATTTCCAGCTTTCCCTTGTGGACTCGGAAGTCGTAGACGTGAACCAATCCGCAGTCACAGCAGCGAATTCGCTGGTTCTTCCGGCTGTAGGACAGCCATTCTCCCGTGTGGACTTGCTCATAAGTGCGTCCCATTTTTTCTACAATTGTAGAAAATCTACGGCCCGACGAATCCCGTCACAGTCACGCCAAACGCAGTCGCCGCACTCGGCCTTACACAGATTGCTGTAGCCGCAGTTGGAACCAGGGGCGTGTCAAACGTCGCTGCTATATCAAACGGGCTGGTTGTCAACGCATTCGTGCCCATCTGCCATTTATGCGTGAGTGCGGTAATCCCTGTGGCGCAATTCGTTCCTGTTCCAAACACAACATCCAATGTCTGTACTGTTGCGACCTGATTAGAGAAGTGCACCGACGTGACATAGTTCCTCAGCCCTGCTGCTGGAGCCGCTTGGCACTGTGTTGTCACTGTTACGGCTTGCAGGAAGCAGGAGAAGCGTGTAGGCGAGCCTTCCTGCACGAATAGCACGCCGGAGGTGTTCAGGTCGGGTGCAGCCGAAACCAACGCCGCCAAGATCAGCATGAGTGCCACACCAAGGACGTAAAGGACGTAACCCGGGTTGACCCGTTTCACTGATTCCCCCTAATTATTCCCGCCACCGCACTCGCATTCGTCGCGTTCCACTTAATCCCCGCCAATGCTCTCGCCCCATGTAACTGAAACACAGCACTTGACTTCGGCATCAGGTCAAAGGATGGGGGAATAAGATTCAACGGACTTCCTTGATTGTCTGTTACTGTCACCGTTTGCATGGATGTCGTCAGATTGATCAGTATCACCGCCGTTACACACGTGGCCGTGGCTGTCAGTACCGTGGAGCTGTTCGGCAAGGTAACGATCCCCGAGTCGTAGTTAGTCCCTCCACATGCTGTCAACGGAGTTGCACTGAACGATCCGGATACCGGAACCGCTGTAGCCCTTAACTGTGCGTCTGTCAGTGGCCCGCTAACAGGCTGTGTCGCTTGCCAGAACGTCCCCGTAACGGGAAATGTACCTCCCGCTCCATCTACCTTCTGCGCTCCTCCTGCGGTTACTTGGGCGACATTTCCACCCTGCACTATCGTTACCGCACCACCGGAACTCATTTGCTGGGGAAGTGCGCGGATGACTGCGAAGCCCACGCAGATGACTAAGACTACGGAGAGTTTTGCTTTCATTTGGTGTCCCTTTCGTTTAGAAGAATTTCCGCCATAATGTGCCAGGCTGATCGGCTCGTACCCAGCAAAGCGACATTCCTACGGTGAGGACATCAATTTTCGTGTCTATCAAAACCTCTTTAACCAGTGGGCCGACTGTTCGCTTGGCGCCTTCGCGATCCGTACACCATTCCCAGGTGACGTCGCCAATTAACTCAATCGAGGTGCAAACCTTGATCGGAACCTCAATCTTTACCCATTCAGTCGTCAACGGCATTGCGTCGAGACACAGCCGATTGGACTCATAATGGTCGCTCACTGGACAGCCCCTACCTGTTCGGGCTCTTCGTTGTTCGGCTGACCGGTTGGCGGAACCACTGGAGCCGCGGCGCTCTCGTCTTTCTTTTCTTTGTCCAGTTTCTCGATCTCGGCGTCTGAGTATTCCAATTCACGTAGAGCTTGCTTCTTCGAAAACCCCAGATGGTCAACCTTCTGAATCTGATTCGCGATCTCTGCTGTGTCGTCCCGCGGTTCGGTGTTTGCCCAGATTGCTTCCATAACCTTCAGCGCGAAGGTGAAAACGTCTTCCCATGTATTCCCAAAAGTGATCTGCCTGTCCCTTACTTTGGCGGTCAGTGGGGCGTCTTCAGTCTTCAGTGCCTCACCGCTTGGCGTCACACCTTGTTGCTGGAAGTAGTGCTGTGGGGTTCTCGTCACCCGGGCGATGGCCATGCGCGCATCATCGGCCGCTGCGATGAACTGCTTCAGATCCGCTCCGGGTAATTGCCCGAGGCTTCCTTCCTTCTGTCGGGAGATCCACCAATCACCAGGTTTCCACCCGAGGATCGGTTCATTTGTCCGCGGATCTTTCGGCGTTTCAAACCCGAGTGCCCAGCGAACTGGCAGGGCCCACTCTTCAGACTTCACCAGTCCATCAATGATCGTCTTGTTTAATCTGTCCTGAGAGGGAATCGCTGCCGCGAGTTCCGAGGTGCCAAACTTGCCCGTTGGCGCGTTGTTGCGGAAGTGGAAGACAGGCACTTGCCCATAAGGGTTTGGGATCGAGAATTCGCCGTCATCGACGAACGGCTGGAAGGATGAAGCGTTTAGCACGCTGCTGGCTTCGACCTTGTTCTGAGTGCGGAACTTCTCAACCCTGTCGGGATAGTAGAGATTCAGCCGGCCAAACTTATCGTTTGCCGGCCACAGTTTTGCTGCTTTATCAATCATTCCCCGCTTCTTGTCCGAGTATTGAACTGTCACCAGACACGCTTCGTTGGGATCGATCTGCGCGATGTTGTCATCGTCAGGCCACACGACTACATACGCATCGCCTGTTTTCAGAGCCTCGAGGTACACTTCGCCCTGTCGCTCGTCCATCCGGTTCGCGCGCCAAATGTCCAGAATCTTGTCTGTAATTGCGTCCGGTTGGGTTGGGTCTTCCGGCTTCTGGTCGTGGGTAAAGTCCGTTAGCTTCAACCGATCCTTGAGTACGTCCACCACAGTCGCGCAGAGGTTTTCACAGAACCCACCAAAGATTGACCCAAAGGCATGTTCATGCTCTGGACTGGCCAGAGTGAAGCGATGCTTGCCTGCGTAGTATTCGGAATATATTCGGTAGGCTGGGACGCGCTCAGAAAGTGAGTCAATCGCCCACTTGATGTCGAGTCGCTGTGCTTCGGTTAGTTCAGGCATCGGCCTTAAACTACACTGCCGCGCCTGTTTATTTTCTACGCTGTCCGTCGCCTGATGACAAAGACCTCGCGAGCGTCCTGAGCTTCGTACCACGCCAGCGCCAAACTCATTACGCAATCATCGTGCATTCCTGCCGGGGCGCCATACCGTAATAGCCCCGAGGGAAGGCGTTGCGCTTCAAAGGCTTGGAGTTCAGAAATAAGAACGGGATCAGGGATTATCTTTAGGTCCCCACGCTCAAAGGCTAATGCCAAAGCGTCAATAGCTTCTGCTTTGCTCGCGTTCGTAGTGGTAAAGGCGTGTACCAGGTAGCCGTCACGCTCGAGCTGTTCGATCAGGGGTTCGCCTATCGAATTCTTTTCGGGAACAACGGTGCGAGTCTGAAACCGCGCGCAAAGAGCCTTCAATCGGCCTACCTGGACCGCGTAATCAATCTGATTGAACCGATCAATGAAGACAGCCTCTTTGATCGTCGTGTCTATCACCGTCAAGACTGTAAAGTCGTGGTGCTTCCCCCAGTCGGCGCCTATCAAATAGCTGTGCCCCTGTATAGCGGCCAGTTGGGGCGTTGCCGTTGCTGCCGCCGCGATCTGCCGGAACACGCCTCCCGCCTCGTCAATAAACTGCGCCAGGTATTCTTGAGCAAATATGCGCTCCGGGAGTTCACCTCGTGCGGCCTCAATCTCACTCGCGCTGATGTATGGATTCTCGCTTGTGGGGATCTGCCACGAAGCCCACTCGGGTTCGTTTGGGTCTTGCCCTAAATCAAACAGCGTCTTGTAAAAACCCATCCCTTTCGGCGTTGAGGGAAACCACGCATCCCCTTCGAAGTCTGTGAGCGTTGGGCGCAGCACGGCTTGGTAGGCATTCTGTAAGTCTCGGACCATTGCGGCCTCGTCTACCACGATCCTCTTGTACTTCCGGCCGCGAACCGCGTCGGGTTGCTCAAGCGACCACATATCAACCACCCCGCCTGTGGTCATTTCAATCCTATGCTCCTGCAAGCTCACGCGCGCCGTGACGGGCTGTAGCACTCGCCGCACATCACGCCACACGTCGGTCAGCATCTTGTACGTTGGAGAGAAGTAGGCGACCGGGTAGGATTCGAGGGCGGGTCTTAGTAGCCGATCGATTACCAGAGTTGTCTTGCCCCAGCGTCGGCCGCAAACCGGGACATTGAAACGACGCGCCTCACCTGAAACCCGCGCCTGGCTTTGATGCAGCAGTGGAAGTTCGACATTGGAGACAATTTCGGACTGCTTAGTTGACCGCTTCTCCCTCAACCACGTCAGCCGATCCTCTGTCGGCCACAGGTGCATCATCCTTACCGAAGGCGGCAGCAATCTTTGTGAGGTCGAGCTTGATTCCATCTGTTTCACTTTGTGCAAATTTCAACCAGTCAAGTAAGTCTTTGTCTGTATCGGGAACGTCGCCGGCCGTTTTCTTGCGGACCACCCGCATCGCCAGCCGTAACCGCTCAGCTCTGCTGGCAACCCCTACCATCAGGGAAAGGCGGTCAACTTCTGCGGCGAATTCAGGTTCCGCAAGCCATTTCCTAATCGAGCGCGCACTAACCCTGACTTCTTCGCCAACCTCTTGCTGTGTCTTACCTTCAGCCAGGGCGATAGCTGCTAGCGTTCGACGCTCATCCCAGTTG